CCCGGGCCATGTACCTTTCGTTAAAAGATTTTTTGCGACATCGGTAACTTTCCAGATGCCACCTGAAGTATCTCGTCTAGGATATGAAGTAGCCATAGGTTATTCTCCTATGCATCGTCCATGATTTCGTATGATATGACACAGTCTACTGTTGTACCAGCGGATGCGCCACCACGAATTAAATCTGTTTCTTGAAGATAAACACTTGAATTTTTATCAATAATATCAACAACCGAATTTGCAGGAACCGTGACTTCGTTAGCCAGCATTTTATGTGTTCCAGAAACTTCAATATCAAATGTAACCGTTGCATCACTATCAGTGATATTAGCACATCTAATTAAATTGATTTTATGAAGTTTATCGGATGCTGCTGTAACAAGCGTAGTTGTTAAAGTAGTGGTTAAAACGGATACAACCGTTGTTCCATAAATACTGGATACTGATACTACATTAGGTATTGCCATGTTTTAATCTCTCCTTATTCTTTTATCCGAAAACTATCGCTGCTGCAATAGCTTTTCCCATTGATATTCCACCTTCAGCAGCATCTTCCCATGCAGGAGCTGTTCCTGCGCCAGTAGATGTTAGGACTTGTCCATCAGTACCGTAATTAGCACCTCCGACACCTAACTCTCCTTGAGAGGTAAATCTAAACTTTTCTGTATTTGCTTCTGAATGTCCTGTATAAAATATTAAATCTGTTGCATTGACCGAAGAACTAAATGTAGCTTGGGCAAGAGCTTGAATGGAAGCAGCAACAGTGATAGCGTCTGTTCCTCCAACTTCATGTGGAGCTTGAAATTCTATTTTTCCTATTACGTCATTTGCATTAATATCCGTTAGAGATGTAGCTAAAAGCAGTTTACCTGTACTAGTAGTCGCATCCGCAGATGCTCCCATAATTCTAAGTTGGTCTGCACTTTCATCCCATTCCATGTATGCACCAGCAGAAGCACCAAATAATTTTACATCTAATCCTGTGTCATCAACACCAACGGTTACTGCACCATCTATTTGTACAGCACCATCAATATCAACAGCGTCTAAATTTGTAGTTCCATCTATATCTGCATTTCCAGATATATCTAAAGTTGCTGCATCTAGCTCACCTGACAAAGTAATATCAGTAGCACCAGTAATAGCACCATTCAGTGCAACAGCACCATTAATATCAATTGTTGTTGCAGCAATTTGTATTTCTGTGTCTGCTACTAAATCTAATTGACCATCAGTAGATGAATTAATATATAAACCAGTATCTCTAAAAAGAAGTTTGTTAGTACTATTTAAAGTTAAGCCTGTACCATCTGTGTGTGTTAAAGTTGTATCTGAATCTGCACCAAAACTTAATACAGCGGAATCACTTAACAATTTAAGATCATCACCAAGCACTGCATCTTTTGCTACAGATAATCCACCATCAGTTTGTAATGAACCATCAGTTGTAGAAGTTGCTTCAGTAGTATCGTCTGTTTTTACAATACCACTAGCTGTTATTGTGGTAGCAGTTAATGCTTTCGCAGCAATTGTGCTACCTGATTGCGCAGTAAAAGTATTTGCTGTAAATTGAAAATCATCAGCGCCTGCAATTTTAATATCTATTTGATCATCTGTATCTGCTGTAATGCTTGTATCAGCATCAGCATCTAAAATTAATTCATCACCATCTAAATCAAATGCTCCAGCAGATGTAATACCTGTATCAATTACATCGGTACCATTTGCATATAATATTTTTGTTCCTTTATCAGATGTTCCCCAAGTAACTCCAGTTTGACCGCTAGCTTTCACTGTAAGTGTATAAGCTTCAGTGGTTTGATTATCCATAATCCACCATTTTTCTACGGCGGGAACTGTTATTATTCTGTTACCAGCTAATGCACCTGTAAAAGCAATAACAGAGTTTCTTATAGAATCACCCGTAGAACCATCTGTCAAAGATAAAGTTGCATCTGCACTTGCAACACCTACTGCTACATAACCACGAACCGCTTCTTCTAAAATTTGTATGTTAGTATTAGTTTTAGATCCCCATGTACCGGCGTTCTCGCCAGTTGTCATTAACTCTGTACCAAGATCTGTGTATGTTGATGCCATATTACTCCTACGCGCTTCCTACAAATACTTCTACATCACAAGATGCTGTATCTGTATCTACTGTAATATCTACTAAGTCAGCAAGACCTGAAGCTAAAGCTGATCCTGCCGCTTTCATTGTATCTACAACGCCACCGCTATTATCACCTGGATAAATAAACGAGTGACCTGCATCTACTTTCATTTTAAATTCTGTATTGTCTTCATCTCTAAAAGTTAACACAATATGATTTGATGAATCTAAATTTGTAATTCTAATATATCTTACATCACCATCATCAAACATTCCTGCAATATAACCAACTTTATTAGCTGTTACACCAACACTACTTAATGCTGATAAAAATCCTATTAATCCACATTCTGTTGTTGATGCGGTTACAACTCTTTTTACAACTTCATTAACACTAGAAATATCTAAAGATCTTTCCGATCCATAATCTATGTTGTTAAGAGTGATTGCTTCTTTGACTGTTACTGTTAATGTTGCCATAATTTAATCCTTACGGTGTCTGTTGAGGAACGGGTATACGAGGTTCGCCGTCTGTATAATCGTCTCTTCTTCTTCTACCTAATTGTTCTCCACCGAATTTTTGTGCTTCGGTTTGATATTTTTGTTCGTATAATTGTAGCATATCCATTGGGCCTTTTAAATAACTAAATGCCTCCACTAGACATGCATATAAAAGTCCATTACCAAAATTAAGACTTAAATAAGTTGTCGTATTTGCTGAACTCAATCCTGTTGGTCTAGCATTATAATGAATTTTGTACATAAAAGCTGAAGAAGGTGTTGGAACAATTGTAATTCTTCCTGAAGAAGTTGCACCAGTTCCTTCGGCTCCTCCTGACATAGCATAATATTTTGGTGTGCCAGTAGTCGTTTCAGCTGTATCGTATTCTCTTAAAAAACTAATATCTTTCTTTTCCAACCAGCTATTAGCTCCAGTTGCAGCCGTTGTTGAAGTATAAACTTGAAGTCCTCTAATAAATAATGTTCCAGCTGGAGCATGAACATTGTCTTTAGAAGCTACTAAATTACCTATAACTTCTTTTCGATCTGCATCAATTGGAACATCTCTTTGAATTCTAAGTTCTGAATTATCTATAAACTGATCTGTAATTGTACTTGAAAGTACATCTGTTCCAACTTCAGTATAATTTAAAATCGCTGTTGTAAGTGTTGAATAAGTAAATCCTGCCATTATGCTGTCAAGGTTGCCGGACCAGCCGAGCAATTATTGCCTCCTCCTGCAATTCCTCCAGCTGTAGCAGTATTCGTATCTACAGTAAAGTGATAGTAGTCATCTGTGTTAGTAATCGTGCCGCTTGAATCTCGTGTACCAACGGTAATGGAGTAGCCAGCAGCTTTTGCTAAATTAGCTCCTGTAACACCATCAAAACCAACAGGATTCTGATAAGCATCTGCATCTGAACTTGTCCATATAGGACCTCTAAATCTAACCGTATCGTCTGTAGATCTTCCATGACTTTTTTCAAAAACATTTATAATTCCAGAAGACGCTGCAATAGTTTCAAAAGGATCAGGTCCTAATACTATAATAACTGTATTTTCAGTTCTTGCGGGTCTTGCATATCTTAAACCATGTCCTTCTACACTATAATGTCTTGCTTCGTCTTGAGGATGTCGCGCTTCATATTCGGATTTATGAACAAACATACCATTCCATTCTCTAACCATTTCTCTGTATGGAAATTCCATACCACTTCGATCTGATATTGCTTTAGCGTATTTTCCTCTTGCAAATGCCATAATTAACCACTCGGATAATAAGATTCTGGAGTTATATAAGTGCTTGTAGAAGATCCATCTTCTGCTAAAGCCCTTTTTAATTCGTCTTCGTATAATAATTTTAATTCTTGCACTCTTTGAGGTGCGTATTTCTGTGCTAAATAAAATGATAGTCCTGATGCCATACAAGGCACAAAACGATAAGGCACATCGGTTGCATCCGTATAAGTCGCATCAGCATCTTGAACTCTTTTTACTAAGAAAATGTGTTCATCTTTTGATGCATTAGATGAATCGGGTGTTGGATAAAAATTAATTGTTGTTTTATCAACAAGTCTTTGAACAAAATATCTAGAGGGGGTTCCTTTAGATAATTTATTAGCTAATCCAGAATAAGTTGATCGATCTGTTTTTGTAAGCGTAGAATCAGCTTGACCAGTATCTCCTTTATCAGATCTAAGTGTCGCTTCTAAAACATCAGCTAAACCATAAGTAGATGTTCCTGTTGTTCCTCCAGCTGTTGTTGCAGAAGTACCGTCGCCTGTAGCTCTATAGAAAATATATTCAGCTTGACCTTCAACTAGATCAATATTGGTATCGCCTACTTCCCAGTAGTGCAAACCTCTATTGCCCCATTCTTGAAACATGACGTTTAAAGAACGTCTTGCTGTTTTTAATTGATATCCCGAAACAGATTGTAAGCCGATTCGTTCGTAAGCTTCTTCGATAATCTCATCAACAGCAAATGTTTTGTCGAACGTTACTGTTCCGGAAGTAGTATTCGCCATAAGCTACCTACTATCCGTAAAATGCCGTTACGCTATTACACTGTGTTTCTGTATAAGTAATATAAGCTCCAGAAGCAAAAACAACCCCGTCTGCTGCTAAACTAAGATGATCATTAACTCCTAAGGTAGCATCAGAACGAACTGCTATTAAGCTTGTTCCTGCTGTGCTACTATTTCTTATATTAATTGTTCCAATAGCACCGCCACCAGTCCAATTTAAATTTTTAACTCGTGTGCGACCTTTAAAAACAATGCCTGCTACTTCAGAATTAATTCCTGCGGAC